AAATATAAAACTCAAAGATGGTACATCAAAAACCATAAGAAGAAACATTGAATACTCTACAATCCCTCATCAAGGTGTACCAGTAGTATCAGATGAAACTAACAGTAAATTTGGAATTAAAACAGTTCCAATAATGAAATATATTAGTGAAGATGATTTACAAGGTAATAGTGGCGGGTCGAATATTTTTGAAGTATCGTCTAGTGGTGAAGATGGACAACAATTAAGTTTGAGTTGGATTAAGAGGAATATAATGCCTCATGCAAAATATATTCTTTCACATTGGGATGAAAATTGTACTAAGTCTTGGAATAATTCTAGTAGTAATTCTTGGTTTTGGGTTAAGTTTTATCAAAGTAAAGATTTTACTAATGAATATTTCTGGAATGGTAATAATTTTAAAAGTCCTACTAAACAAGTTACGTTAAAAATAGAAGTCCCTGTATATTTTAAAATTTTTAGCAACGAATCTCAAGGATGTTCTGTTGAAAGTTTAAAAAAAAACTTAGAAGGGGGCCAACGATTAAACAAGGCCCCCTCATCAAAAACTCCTCACGAATTTGGAAGAATAAAGGGGAAAATAAAAACGGAAATTATTACAAAAGGTAAAAAATTAATTAAAAAAATATCACCACTAACACCACTTAAAAGAAAATCTTATAATAAAAAATTACAAGAAATAAAATCCGAAATAAGTGCATTGCCAACTATAGAAAATAGTATTTTTACACGTAAAATTCCATTAATGGTTAAACAATTTAAGGTTGCTGAACGTGCTTTCTTAAAAGATCTTCCTAATTTAAAAAATACTATGAAAACAGCAGAAAGACAACGTTTAATTAGAAATTATAGAGAGGCAAAAAAATATGTAAATGAAAAAGAAAAAACTTATATTAATGCCCTCATGGATAGAAAATCATTAGAAAAGGAAAAACAAAGAATACAAAAGTTATTAAAATCATTATAATTATTTTTTAGAATTTAGTCAAAAAAAATAATTATAATCAAATTAAAGCATCACGACTAAAGTGTCCAAAGGCACTTTGCGATTGACTTCGTCAATACGCGAACGTCGTGGGCTAAGGCCACAGGCTTAAAGCAACGCAACAATGTTGTGGGCTTAGCGAGGAGCACCTACATAGTGTTGGGTAGTATCTCCTAGAGTCATATAAGGCTCAATGAATTTATTACCCTTTATTATATTTTGACGATCACCGTACATTTGCTGGATATTAACTTGTCCTGAATACGATTTACCAGGTTGAGCCACTCCATCAATAATTTGTCCTGGACGGGTGTTTCTACTTTGGGTGTATTCAATCATGGGATTGTAAAATCCTTGATCCATACCAAGAACATAACTGTTAATATTAGTTAATCCTGGGGTATAAGGTTTATCTTGAGGTGGTTTCATCATTTTAAAGGTAGAGTAATCTGTGGGTTGACTATTTGTATACAATGGGGGTATGGTTCCTTTATTTGTAGGATTATATACTTGGTTGAGAGGTTGGTTGAACTGAGTTTGAATATTATAAGCATCAATAAATCTTGTTTCCATACCACTTCCATCAGAAGATTCTGTATTAAATGTTTCCCTAAGACCAGAAAATTGTGGTTTGGGTAATTGGCGATACTGTTGGAATCTTCCTGCATCTGGTTGGGCTCTTTGAATGGTACTTGTTCCGTTGATATTTTTGTCTGGTTTTTGGTATAAATTTGGAACACGGTTATCTGGATCTTGAATAATAAATCCTCTATTGGCACCTGGAACAAAAGAATAATTAGTTGTTGCTTTCATACTGAAATTATCAATACCAGATACTCTAACTTTCTTACCATCTGCACTAGATACATAAGTAGGGTCTACATAACTATAATCTGGAGCCATTTTTGTAACAGTATCCATCATAGGTCCCATTCTAGAATAATGAGTTGTTTCTTTCATAGTTGTTCTAACCTCATCTTGAAGATGGTTAGCTGGTTTACTTACAATACTACCTAAAGCAATTTGAGTATTTGATGTTGGACCTAACTCACCTCTATCGGTCTCAAGAACATACACACCATGTCGATCTTTAGGCTGTGAATCACCTTTTACAAAACCTCCTGATGCAGGAGTAATGTTAACATCGCTTTTAGAACGAAGACTTGTATCATATGATTGTTCCCATTTTACTTTTTCTGTTGTTTGAAGAGGTACGGGAGTTTTAGCAGGTCCAGAACCGGGGGCCGCTAAATCAATTGGGATGTCTAAATTCCATTGGGGGGTAGGACTATTCATCTTTATTTACAATAAATATTATTATTTAGAAAATATTTTTATTTCAGTTTTTAAAACTTAGATAGTGTCTATGGATAACTTGTCTAATTTTAAAAGATCCATCTTCATTAAAATGATGATTGGGGTTTTCTAAAAGTTCTTCTCCTTTTTTGATATCCTTCGTAGTTTCCCATTTTCCTTTGTCGTTCAAATAAATATTTACTTCATTGTCGTTTTGCGTATAATTTAAATAGTTTGTCCATACAAGAACATTTGGATAAACAGGAACAATAGCGTTTTTATTATCATTGGTAGGCCAATAATCTTCTAACATGTCTTTAACTTCTTTAGGCGAATCTTGAAACTTTCTCTTATCTATTAAACAAAACTCATCACCCATATATGAATCAACAAAAGGATCAGTACCCTTAGGAATATCTTTTAAAGCAAAAATACCAACACCATGAACCTTACTCACACCTAATCTACACCATACTTTAGTGTTTACCTTTTTAAGTGCAAGTAAATCACGAAGTTTCTGTGTTTGAGACATTATTATAATAACTATATTTTACTAAAATTACTATAGAATAATTCTTTAAAACATTTTCTTGTCATTAAGTAAATATGTCTACTACAAACGTTATTAAACTTGGTACTCAACATGTTGCCTCTCTTGAACAAACTAGGGGGGCTAAATGCGCACAGGCCCTTCATTTACAATTCCCCTTAAGTACCGACGAAAGCTCATTAGATGTTCCCTCCGATGCTCCTACCGTTATAAGAGTAGAAACTAGGGGGCAAACTAGTACTGCTACTCTCAACATGTATCCTATAAGTAGAAATAGTCCCTTTGGAGGTATTAATCCAACTTGGGCCGATGGTGCCCCCTCTAAATTCCATATCCTTCATTATTACAAAAATGGTACTGGAACGGATACCCTTAAATTAGGTTGGTCATTTACAAAACCAACAGATGGTTCAGTCCAAGGAGGGGCTACTGATATAGATGTATCTGGAATATCAAGTGGGGGAAAAACTCTAATTGTAATTATGTGGGATGGTTTTACCTGGAGAACTACTGATTGGTTTGCATAATCGCTAAGCCTACAACTTTGTTGCGTTGCTTTAAAACTGTATTTTATTAATTTTTATTAAAATCTAAAATATAGTTTTTTTAATTATTTACTACGAAAATACGCTAAAGTCAATACGCTTACCATAGACCGAAGTACGACTTGCGACCCGAGTCACTACGGCGCTTCTTTCCAAACCCAGCCCTGCGCTTGGTAGCAGCCTTACGCTTCATCATCATCATCTTCTTCTTACACTGGGCTTTGAGAACCTTTTCGCTCTTGTAAACTCTCTTTGAACCTCTCTTCATAGTAATCTTAACACCCATCTTCTTGCACATCCGGCGAACAGCGGCCGAAGGACGGGGAACAGACTTCTTAGCAGAGGCCTTACGGCTAGAACGCTTCTTAGCGGGGGCACCAAAAGCAGCTAGGCGACGGAATGATGGGGCACCAAACTCGGTCTTCATTTTTCCAGCCATTCCCATACCCTCTACAACCTGTAATGGACCATAACGAGCACGAACGGCAGCTGGGGTGAGACCCATGCGCTTCTCAACACGTTCCATTACTTGGGGGCGAACACGGTACTTGCACTCAGAACGGAGGGTACCAAAGGTCTTGAAGAACTTACCCTTACTGTCTAAGAGAGAGATACCATTACGTTTGCAGACAGAAAGAAGAGAAGCAACTCTCTGCATGGATTCTACTTTACTAAACTTCTTTGGCATACCACGAATCTTCGATGGGAAACGAACCCACGAGGGAAGGCGCTTCTCAGTTACACCACCCTTAAGGGCAATGTTCTCACCATATGTAGAAAGTAGACGATTAAATGTAGACTTAAGTTCGGCAGTTACAGGAGAATCCTTACGAACACGTTGGGTAGCTGGTGTGCATACACGTTTGCATACATTCTTTACACAACGACCGGTGGTTGAGCTACGAGTACTTCTGCGACCACATTTCTTTACACACCGTCCTGTCTTGGGGTTTACTTCACGTCCCTTCTTACACTTTGTAGTTTTCTTCTTTCCTTTTACCATTGTTCTTTGAGGAAGAGAGCGTCTAGAAGGCTTTGTTACTCTCTTGTTACTAAGGAAAGCACGGAAGCCCGACATAGGTGGGGCTGGTGGTACTGCTGATGTACGTGGTACAAATGGTGTTTGTCTCATGTTTGATCTGGCTGATGCAAGATCCATAGGACTTAGTCCAAATGCTAACATGGGCTGTCGTGAATACACGTTAGAGAATGGGGATTTTCTTCCAGGCATTTTTTTCGCTGTTGTTTAATTGTTTGTTATAATAAATAAATATTTTATTTTTTATTGAATTAAGAAAATTGTGAATTTATTTTTTTTTTCAATGGACAAAGTTTGTTTTTTATAAAACTTACTGGGCGTTCATCTCCCTGAAATAATTCATTGACTATGTTGTTAATTTTATTTTTTTGTGGTTTAGAACAATTCCAATACAAAGTTAATATTTCTGACCATCCGTATAACACACTAATTTGTTTAGGTGGAAGATAAATATCTTTGTATTGATTTTCAATGTAAGTAAAAAAGTCTTCTTCATTGTAAATGTATAACCATCCAAGACTCAATTCAAACAATACTGTTTCAAAAGGATTTAAATTATTTGTTATACTTTCATAAGTGTATTCTTCATTTTTGATTATAATTTCTAGTTTTTCGAAAATTTTTTTAAATGTATTGAGATCTGTATTATCACTCCATGTAGTATTATCTAAATTTATATAAGAACTCTCAATCCATTCGTAAGGAACATTTGTTTTTAAATTTTTAGTATAATCTATTGTAAAAAGACTATCAGTAGTTGTAGGTTTTTTAGGTATTTTATAGTTATTTATACAGTTATTTTCTATTTTATTGAATGATTTCCACCTGGGTTGTCCTTCTCTTGTCCACAGAGGGAATCCATCTTTAGATTCTAATTGAAGAGAAACTCCATTTTTTAAACATTCTGAAAGTAAATATCTAGTTTTACCAATATCTTTCTTATTATAAACCCACTCTGGTAAAAATTTTTTATCTTCATATATACCAATCCCTTTTATACCATATCTAGGTAAGAAAAACTGAAACGTTCTTTTTCTATCTTCTTCAATAAGTTCATCAGATGTCATACACAATCCAGTTATCGATGATCTAGATTTTTCTGAATCACGACACTTTGCAGTTTTTAATCTATTATTCACCATTTAGTAATTATAAAGATTAAAAAAATCTTTATTATTAATAAATAATGAACGCTACACAGACAGAAACGAATATTTTAAATGAATTACAACTTTTAAGAAAGGAAAATAAAGAGCTAAAAAAACAAAATAGAATGTATCAAAATCTACACTCAAAACTAAACAAAATGTACAATGAACTAAAACAAAAAATTAAAATTTTACGTTAAGTTTATTGAGAGCTATTTTTGCAGTGTGTTGTTCAGCAATCTTTTTACTAGGTGCACTATAAGTAGAATAATGTTTATTATCAATAAATAATCCTATCTCAAATCTTTTATTGTGTCCAGGGCCGCTAATAGATAAAACTTTGTATTCTGGTTCTGTTTGTTTATTTTTTTGACACCATCTAAGTAAGACGTCTTTATAATTGTCTTCTTTTAATAATTCTCTCCAGTTACATGTTCTTTCTATTACATTAATAACGAAAACTTTAGCACATTCCCAACCCAAATCTAAATGAATAGCACCAATTAAAGCTTCAAAAGCATTTTCAAGCATAGCTATAGCAGTTTTTCCTTGAATATTTTTTATATGAGTACTAGTCAGAATATATTTATTTAAATTTAATTCAGTAGAAAAATCAGCAAGTTGTTTACCATTCTCTAATTTAATTTTAAGTTTAGTTAAAAAACCCTCATCTTCATTGGGAAATTTAGTATACAAATATTCTCCAATTATACTCGTTAATATACGATCACCGAGAAATTCCAACCTCTCGTTGTGACCATTTAAATATGACTGAATTTTATTTTGGTAAGGATATTTTTTTACAGCTTTTTTAATACTTTTGTGAGTGAGAGCTTGAAGATAAAGCTGAGTATTCTTAATTCGAAATCCAACAAGGTTTTCTAATTCTTCTCGAGAACAATGACATTGAGTAAAATCGTTATTTTTAATGTCTTCTTCTATTTGCTTGTTGATGATTTCATCATTTTTAGTTTTTTTTAAAGTGTTGTTGTTCATCATTACCAGTTTGTTGAATTTATTAAAATGCAACAAATTTGTATTTGTATTGGAAAATTTCAAGGTGCTTTCCTAATCAATATATCTTGTCTTTTTTTAAGTAGTTTTTCTTTTTTTATGATACGTAACTAACGATTATATTTTTTACACGAGATACTCTTTTTAAGAAATTACTCTGTGTACTAATAAAAACAATAGACATTGCAAAACCAAGAGCCGTACTTGTCTCGTTACCTCCTAAGGTTGTACGTCCAGTTAGGTTAAAGAAGAATGGTACTATGCTAATCAACTTTCCAATGTAAATTGCAGACACTATATTAAGAGACAATTGTAAAAAACAAAACTTTACCGCATCCATATCACTCTCATCATTAGAATATACTGGGAATAGTTTATCAATAAAATGAGCAGTTATTGTACCTATTATGAAAGTTATGATTACACCTTGAATAGCTTCTAATATACTCTGTGCTCTGTCGACATCTACTTTTGTAATATCTTTAACTCTTTGTTCAATAATTTTTCCTGCTTGGGGGTTATTTAGAGAAACTGCTTCGGCTCCCATTTTATTTTATTTATATTATACAAAAATATTTTTTTTTAAAATAAATTTAAACTTCATCGGCAAAATCTTTATTATTTCTAGTTTCTATTTCTAATGCACTACCGTATACAGTAATGTCAAATTCATCCTCAGCAACATCAGGCATATTCTCCATATTAGGAAAAACCTTCTTAAACTCACTAATACTGTCACCACCAATAGGAGGAGCATCCTGTTGCATACGCTCATACTCCTTAAGAGCCCAAGAACTTAATTCATCACTAGGAACACGATCTTCTCTTGACATACCCATCTGAAGGGTCATGTAACGGTAGAAAGAACCAAACTGCTTGGCAATAGCCGAGTGCTCAGCAACCTTCTCCTCAGCATTGTAGAACTTCTTAAGAGACTGAATAAGAGCAGCACACATACCAATACCACCAATAGCATAGGTTACTGGAACTTTGGCATCTCCTTCAATGTTGGCTGTAGCTATGGCAGCGGTGGAGGCAAAGGTTGTTACAAAAATACCATAGATAGTAAGACGATCGCTTATAGCCTTCCACTTACCAGCGCTGTGGCCGTGCATCCAACGAAGACCGGCGGCTTTCTCTCCCCACATTTTCATTAGGTTTTCCATATGAGGACTCCAAGATTCCGCGTTTAGTTTCTTCTTGAGACCACCCAAGTTAGCAGCCATGAGGGCTTCCTGTTGTTCTTTTGACATTTCTGAATTAGAAGTCATAGTTGTATTTTAGAAAGTAAAGGTATAAAGGAAATAAATATTTTTTTTTTATTATTTAATAGTAATATAAATAATAAAAATATTATGAATGATAATAGTGTTAAAGAGTATAAAGCTATAGCTCAGTATGAAGAGATTCAGAAGAAGAGGATTGCTGATAGTTGGAGTCCTGAACAAGAGCAAATTTTAAAGAGTTGGGCTGAGAAGGGGTCTGGGTGGGCTTGGTTACATGATAATAGTGCTCGTTTTTATTTGCAGTCTTCTAATCGTTTGGCTTATCCTGGTATTTTTTTGAGTACTATTGCTGGTGGGATTAGTTTTTCCACTGCTGGTTCTAGCACTACAGCTGGTGTATATGCTGGATATTTAACTGCTGTTATAAATATAATATGTGCTATGTTGGCTTCTTTTCAAAAGTTTACCCGTAGTGCGGAAAAATCAGAAATTCACCTTCAACAGGGTAAATTATTTAGTAGTTTTTGTAGGAAGATTACTCTTGAATTGGCACTTAAGGCTGAAGATAGAAAAGAGTGTATTGAATTTTGTAAGTTGTGTCGGGATGAATATGATAAATTAGTTACCGAGAGTATGCAAATACCATTGCAAATTATACAAGATTTTAAGAGAGAATTTAAAAATAGTGAAAATAAACCTGAAAACTGCAATGGCCTTGTCCATTTTCAAAATTGCCACGAAAAAGCAGAAATAACTAAGGTCCATGAAGCCCATACTAAAATGAGACAGTTTTATAACTGGAGGGAAAGAGCCCTTAACATAAAATTACAGTCATTTACATCAAGCTCTCCACGGAGTATTGATAGTAGTGTTCATTCTGATTATAATAATGATGAATTTCATGAAATAAAAAATGAAATCTTAAATGAAAAAGGGGTTGATATAAATATTGTTTAAGTGTAATTAAAATAAAATGTTTTGTAATAATAGTAAATAATGGATGATTATATATTAAATTTAAAAAGAAAAATAGTAAATGAACAAATAAAAAAACTTATTGAAAACAATCAGAAATTAAAACAATTCTCTAGTCTTAAAAAATTTATTATTAATTGTCTAGTTAAAAACAAAGCTATACAAATAACAACACCCTTACCAAAACCATTAGAAATAGAAAGTTATAGTACGTCATCAGACGAAGAATCAGAAAACCCCTTTGAAGAATACGGTGTACCATCCGACGTAAGAGTGTATTATGAACAAAGAGGACAACCTGAAGAATATAGACCTGGTGTAAGACAGTTTGAGCAGATGTCAATATCTACACCGGGAAGTACTAGTCTCCGGATTGAAGGTGGTGATGAAAAACTTTCTAAACTTTCACAGTGGCAAAAATGGTTTTCTTATAAGGACCAAGCCATAGCAGAGGGGGTTTCGAATATTACTGATGTAATTGAAAGTTTAAATTTAGGAAATTCTACGGAAAGAATTGTAAATATGGCTATTAAAATATGGAAAGATCTTATAAATAGTTTAGATAGTAAACAACGAATTAAAAAAGAATGGAGGGCTTGGGTTGTACTATATACTCTAAATGAAATAGAAGGTAAAAATTATCTACCTGAAAGTATATTTAGTCTGTTTGATGTTAAAACTAATGTTAGCAACTATGTAAAATGGATTGAAACTAATAAAAATATATTACCTTCAACACAAATTCCTATTGAAAATATAGATTGGTGTGGTTTATTAATAGACACCCAAGAAAAAGAATTATTAAAATCTGCAGTTAAAACAATAGAAGAAGAAAATACAATTCCGTCTCCAAGAACAAATAAAAAAGCTTTAACTGCTCTTGTTTGGTGGTTTTTAAAAAATGTAAGAGGTATTGAAAAAATTACTAAAGCATCATTACGTAAAAAATGTAAAATACAAATAGATGAATTAGTTAAAACTTATTTTGATAAAATTAGTGAATTAATAATTATTTTTGAGGAGGAGTAGGCAAATCCTTAACAACAGGATCAACATACTTTTCAGCTAATCTATAACCAACTGCAGTATCAGCAGTATTTTTGTCTATTTTACCACCATCAATATCATCTAACGTTTTGAACATGAATTCCAAAATATCATAATTAAAATCTGGTTTTTGTAAAATATTCCAAATTGCTTCGTAGTCTCTACGAAAATCAACCCATTTAGGGGCATCTACATTCAATTTACCCTCTTCCCATAATTTTCTAATTTGTTTAGTTACATCTCTTAGTTCACTTGTACTGAGAGGTTTTTCGGGTGGTCTAATGTTAGCATTCATTATAAACAGTAAATAGTTATTTATATTAAAAGTATTTACTATTTTTATATTAATTAATCAACGCACTTACAGTATATCAGACATTCCAGAACATGTTGCACAAACTGCAAATGAAATAACGAGAATTATCAAAATAAGAAAAATTATATTTACATTATCCATAGTTGGACCGAAAGTTGATTTACCTTTAAGGTTACTATCTTCAATACCAACAGGAGAATCAACAATCTTTACATTGGGTTTAGGTACTTTGTTACCAAGAGTTAGCGATCGTGGATAAAGTTCATAGTTCGATGCTGGTACACTTTTATAATATTCATTTAAATTTAATTGTTTTTGGAATGCATTTTCAATATGGTTAGAACTGGCTTGGTCTGAACCACTTAATACTGCATAGTCTCCTTCTGGAGGATTTACGGACATTCTACCAACAGACATTGCGTCTGGTAGATTTGAAACTACGAGTTGTTGAGTTACGTTTAATCCCTCTGCCATCTTTTTGTTTAAACTATATTTATTAACAACAAATATTTTTTTTACTAAATTATTTC